TCTTCCTAGATATTCCCTGATGTCCTTCCTACTTGCAGAATAACTTTCTTCTATAATTTTAGAATACGCACTTTCTGATATTTCAAGTTCTCTTGGTGCGATTGATTGTATCTCCCAATATATCTGCTGTTTCATCGCCTCTAATCTGGTTAACCTTCCTATATATGCCGGATCATAAACATCTGCAATATTAAAACCAAGTTTTCTCATTTTAACTTGTATAGATAAAAGAAAGTTTTCTTTATCGGCATTACTAAGTATTTTGGTAAGCTCCATTACATCTAGACCAGTTTTATCGGCGTAGTTCACATATAGTCTATTTATTTCTTTATTGATATTTTGTAGTGCTTGTTCGTAAATGGGGAGTATCCTTTGCATTGCAGAATAACCAATTCTTTCGGAATAATCTAATCTTGACTTTGTTCTTTCTAACCAATAATTATCCATTTCATTAAGAATAAACTATTCTTGTTGAGCATTTATTTCTGCTGAGGTATTCGGTTCACCTTTTCCGAAATTGTTTACAGTCTCAATAAACCTATTTAACCCCTCTTCTTTGGCCAATTCTATACTCTTTTTAGGATTATCTACAAAAGGTAGTTGAGATATTAGTGTTTCGTCATCTACGATTCCTCTTAAATTGCTTATTATTTGGCTTAACTCTAAAAAATTCTGTGGTAGGTTTCTATTAAATACGGCATCTACTTTGTATATATCAAACTCTCTAGATTTGTTTATACTAACTAAATAATTATTATAAATCTCCAATCTTTCCATCAGCCCTTTTTCAAAGAACCTTTCCTTGTTCTTAACATTCTGATCAAAAGGAAGTAACTTGTAAGCAATCGCAACTCCACTAGCATTACCCACAAAATTCTCATCACTCATATTAGGTGTAAGTGATATTTTATGTATATCCTGTTCTATATTCCTTCGTAAAATATCAACTTGTGTTTCATCTAAATTTTTAGCTAGAAACTCTATGTTAGCTTCTCCTTTAATTGGTAAATCAAACATCATTCTATTATTTCTCAAATCAGCTTTTTGTTCATCGGTCATAGAGACTCCATAACCTAAAAGAATAGCTTCAACTAATTGCTGTTTATCGTTTATCCTATCTGACTGTAAAAGATTATAAGCATCAATTAAACTAATTACCTGTTCGAAATCCCCCATATAATCAGAGTTATTCCTGAACTCTATTAAAGGTACTTTCTTAAACGAATGAGGTTCTTTATCTCCAACTCTTGGATCTCCCTTGCTATCTACACAATTCACATATTTATATTTATCTGAATACACCGTAATACTATCATAAGCTTTGTTTCTATCATCACTTAATTCATAAATAATCCCAAACATCTTTTTGTGCATAACAGTATTATCATAAACACAAATAGCATTTCTCACATCAATATCTTTGCTCCTTACATCGTTACCGTCGTTGTAAATAAGCTCATATTGAATACCAAAAATAGATAAATCTTTAGCAATTTCTACATCTAAATCTGATATCGTTTGCTTTTGATATTCTTCTAAAATAGGTTCAATATTTATATTCTCATCTAATGATTTATACAAAACAGGATTACCTAATAAATAGCCGGTGTTTATTTCTGTAATATATTTTGCGTGGTTAGTTATAACTTTAGAGTTTTTACTTCCAAGTGGTTTTGTTCTTTTCAAAATCTCGTGATTTCCTAAATAATAATCCTCTAACCTTTGATAATATTTTCTTTTCTTTTCATTATAATCAATTGCTTCTTTAATAATTTCAGAGGATAGTTCTAAATCTTTATTTATGGTAAACATTTTCACCTACAATAAACTTATATAACCATACTAGCACATTCTTATAACCCTATCAAACCTCTATCGAACGATTGATATTTACTATCTCTATAATATTTAATTCCCTGTATCGCCAAGAAACTAGCGAATAAGCTATCGTCGTGATAACCTTCATCGTGTTCTCTTCTACCATTCTCTTTTCTAACAAAGGTTTTCATTTGCTGTATTAAAATATCAGAGTTTATTACTAAATTGTCATTCTCAAAAAACTCAATAAAATCATCTATCATTAAATCCCTATTAGAACTTTGTGTCCTCCAGCCATATTCATTCTTCTGTTTTTGTGTCTTTTTATCAATATATCTATTAACAAACAGGTTTCTATATCCCTTCTCCTTTATCTTCAGAACTGTTGTAAGTCCTGAACCATTCCTTTCTGGTATTATAAAAGCTTCGTTATATTCATTTCCTAAATCAATAACTAAATCTGCTGTTTGGTCCGGTCTTATAGTTGCATCAGTAAAACTTGCAACCTCTAATATCTTTGAGTTATCCGTTATATCCCATATTTCGACTGCCGTATTATCTCCCCCTAGCCCTTCCGCTGTATCTATACCTATTACATACTTATGCCCTTCTTCCGGTTCTTTGTAAATCTTAATTCCTTTCATCGTTTTAATTACATTCCCAGCCCTTAATTGGCTTACTTTAAACAAATCAAAAACCGATATTGATGATGATAGAAATGCTTCTTCTGCTACCGTTGGATAGTTCTGTTTAATTTCCTCTTTATAGATTAAGGCTTGTCTGTAATACCAGTAAAACTGCTCATCGGTTAAATTATGCTTTTCCTGTATATCACTAATCAAATTATATTTTTTAGCAATATTTTTATAATCTTCTTTCCATCTATTATCTTCAGGTAACTCATACTGATAATTACTTTCCCAAGTCCAGTTGTAGAAATGCGGAGTGAAACCATTCTTCCCATCTTTAGCTTCTTGCCAAAAATCATAGGCACTATTTAATCCATTTGCAGTAGTTTCCAATATAATACTTCCATCTTTAGGAACTGCTGGAAATGTAGAAGAAATTATATCTCTCATATTCTTCACAAAAGCAAACTCTGATACATGTAAATGCTGAACTGTTCCGGATCTTACATCTAAATCTACAAAATATTTACTGTTATTTCCTTCAAAACTCAACTCTCTTATATTGTCATATCTAACATTGTATACTTTCTTAATATCTTCTGGCAGATTGTCCCAAGCATACTTTGCTATTTCAAAAATAGATCCTAACTTCTTTTGCTGATGTGCAATAGTTGCGACTGAAGTATTAGAGTTAAGCATAATCAGTCGCAAATGATTTAATTGCAACAATGTAGTAAATCCTAACTGCCTAGCCTTTAAAATAACATCTCGTCCGGTCCTCTTTTTTAGAAAATCTTTTTGTGCAAGATTAGGATAAAACAAAACTTTCTTCCCTTGTGTGTTTTTAATATAAAACCTAGTTAATAGGTTCATTATCTAATTCTTTTAACTCTTTAACTATATCTTTTACTGTCAAATTAACATTTCCTTGAAGATCAATATCTTGTTGTGGCTTCCCTATTTTTCTATCCAACCAATCTGTTACGAACTTTTCCTTTAGTCTATATTTCACCAATGTATCAAACTCAACCGAATAATTTTCTGGGTGCAATTTTATATCCTTTTCTATATCAATTAACTCCTTAACAGACATAGTATCTATCCTTTCCATCTTATCTAAAACTCTCAACTTCGCTTTCCTTTTATCCCAACCCTTGCTTTTTGCTTCTGGACTAGGTTGTCTCTCAGAAGTAAATTGCCCTTCTTTTGGAGGTTTACCCTTTCCTACCTCATAATTTTTCCCATTTTCATTCCCGTTTTTCATAGTTTCTTTGCTTCTTATCTTAGAAGTTAATTTCTTATTGGTTATCATAACTTACAATAGTAAAGTATATCATAAGTTATTATTTTATCATCTAGTTTCTCAGGTAGAACAATATACAATATATATCTCAAACAAATGATTTCTATCTGATATCTATATCATCAAACTTATTAAGATAATGATCACAGATCTTGTCGTATTCAGCCTTGTAATATTTAGCAAATTCTTCTTCAGTAGGAGTTCTTCCTAGTTTTTGTTCTTGTAGTTTCCATAGAATATCTCTAAACCTCTTACTTGGAGTTTTCTTTTTAACCAAATCACTATCAGGTTGCAAATCTTCTAAAACTTTATTTACATCAAAATCAACCTCATTACCAATCGGAGTATCAGTCAAAATTAAAATCCCATAATCACCTAAATGACTATCTATCTCTGCAATATCTTGACTTCCCACTTCATACAAGCTATCAACTTTCAAACCAATACTCCTATCAGCCTTCCTGCTGTAATTCTTTAATTCTACTTGTATCTTGAACATTTTAATAATTTTTTAATTTAGATAGTAACTCATTCACAGGCTTATTAGCCATCTTTAATACATGAACTACAACATTGTAATATTCAGAACCATAATCCTTATTTTTCCTATTCCTCACATAATTAGCATTTAATACAAGAATATCTAGTAACCTAAATAACTCTGCGATGTCCCCCTTATTCATGAATATTTTGTAATTGCTCCACCATAAAGAAAGTTCTTGATGTTTAGCAACCTCTTTTCCAAAGTCTTCTGTAATCTCTTTTATCTCTCTTTTCTTTTCCATTGTTATTGTTTAATAATTTAATTACTTCTATTTTATTAACTCTGGGTTCTCATATATATTGCCAATTACTTCTATTTTCTCATCTCCAAATGGGTCAAAGGAGTATTTTCCATCGTGTTCTTGCCCCCAACCGAAGTATCCGTCCTTAAAAAATACTTCCATATTTCTTCCATTAACCTTTATAATATCCCCCTCAAAAATATCTTTTCCGTTTTTATCTTTTAGTCCAGTAAATTGCATAAGAATGGTGTCTGGTTTGGAGTAAATCTCTCCAAGAACTAT